CGGCGCAGCCGCTGGGCGGTGATTAGAAACACGTATCGTCAGCTGAACGACACGACGATCCGCACCGTGCACCAGTGGTTCCCTTATCCAATGATGGGGCAGTGGCGGGCCACTGAACATGAATATGTACTAAACAAACTCATTGCCGACGGTGACAAGAAGTGCGCAGAGATCGAGCTGCTGTTCCGCGCGCTCGATCGGCCTGACCATGTGCGGAACTTGCTGTCGTTGGACTTGACAGGCGCCTGGGTGAACGAGGCGCGCGAAGTTCCCTGGACCATCATCGATGCCCTGCAGGGCCGCGTCGATCGCTACCCGGCCAAGCGCGACGGCGGCGGTGCCACCTGGGCCGGCATCATCCTCGACACCAATCCACCCGATGCCGACTCGGCGTGGTACCGCTTCTTCGAGAAGATGGATCACAGCGAGGCGGTGGAGGCGCTCGCCGCGTTCATGCCCGGAATGACCGTCGCCAAATATTGCCGCATCTTCAAACAGCCCTCCGGCCTGTCCGCCAGCGCCGAGAACGCCAAAAACCAGTCCCCAGGTTATTGGCAGCGGCTGGCCATCGGAAAAACTGATGAATGGGTGAAGGTATATTGCCGCGGTGAATATGGGTTCGTGACCGAGGGTAGGCCGGTTTTCCCCGAGTATCACGACAACGTCCACTGCCCTGGTGGCGCCGACGAGAAGCGCGCACCCCGCACCGACTCGCGGCTGCCGGTGCACCGTGGGTGGGATTTTGGCCTGACGCCGAGCTGTATCTTCAGCCAGCTGGCGGCCACCGGTCAGTGGAAAATCGTGGATGAGTTGTGCGCCGATACGATGGGGGTCGACCGGTTCTCCGATCAGGTGCTCAGCCATTCCAGCCAGCACTTCCCGGACACGGAGTTCATCGATGTCGGTGACCCGGCAGGCACCAGCCGCTCGGAGACCGACGAGAAGACGTGCTTCGATATCCTGCATAATAAGGGGATCATGATCGAGCCGGGTCTGCAATCACCGCAGATACGGCAAGAGTGCATCCGCAAGCAGCTCCGGCAGTTCGACGACGATGGGCGCCCGGCGTTCAACCTGCATCCCCGCTGCGGCCGGCTGCGGCGGGCGCTGCAGGGGGGATACCACTATCGCCGGATACAGATCGCCGGCACCGAGCGCTGGGCCGACAAGCCGGAAAAAAACTTGCACTCCCACCCAGCCGACGCGCTCCAGTACACCGCCACGCGGCTGTTCGGCCCGTCGATGCAGTGGCGCGGAGACCAAATCGACAACGACATGATCGAGCTGAACTCGCGGCTCGTGCAGGACCGCACCCGTTCCAAGACGACAGGATACTGAGATGCACAGAGAGCTGGCCGACGAGATCGTTCTCATCGCGGCGCCGATCTTCGCGGCGTTGTTGGGGCAGCTCGTAGCCAACACGCCGCACGGCCAGACGGTTCCAGCAGAGACGATGGGGGAGCTGCGCCGTCAAGCGATCACCCAGGCGCTGGCGCTGCGGCGGGATGTGCTGTCCACTGAGGTGTGAGCCGAACTTGAGGAGAGTGCCGGTAACCGGGAGCGAGCCGAAGTTCAGGAGAGTGCCGTAGAGCAGGAGCGCGGCCGCCACGAGCGAGAGTGCCGAGTCCCAGGAGCGAGCCAGATGCGGTGAGAGTGCCGATTACGGCGAGCGAGCCGTTATACGGGAGTGTACCGTCGACTGTGAGCGAGCCGACCATGAAGAGAGTGCCGAGCCACAGGAGCGAGCCGTCCCCCCAGAGAGTGCCGAGCAACAGGAGCGAGCCGACCCGGCTGAGAGTATCGAGGTCGCCGAGCGGTGGGGCCGAGTGTAGCTGGTTACCCAGCACCAGCCTGGGTATATGCTCGGCCCCATGTCTTCCACCCTCATAGTCCCGCGCGACGTGGTTGCCCGCATGCTCGATCAGGCATGCGCCACATGCCGCTACTCGTGGAAAGATCCCGCCGGGGATCTAAACTGCCGCCGCAACCCGCCGACGGCGTTCCTCATCCCGATGCCATCGAAGCTGGGAACAAGCATGGAACTCCGGCCGTTCTCCACATTCCCGGTGGTGCGGCCAGATTACTGGTGCGGTGGCTGGACCGAACGAGGAACGACCACCGGTTGACTTTGAGCCGCTCGCGCGCCTCTACATATAGCCATGAGCGCCGCTTTGAGCGCGATCCCGACAGGGGGACCGCCACCCGATCAGGACCAGGACCAGCAACAGCCGCCTGACACGATGCAGGGGCCGCCGCCGGATGAGCCCGAGGCGCCACTGAAGTCTGCTGACATCCTGCCTCTCCGCCCACCAGCTCCCGACCAGTCCCTCGCCGATCCGAAGACCGACCAAGCCGATCGCCGGCCGCTGCTGCAACAGAAGCATGTGCGCCGGTTCGCTAGGTGGATCGTGCGGAAGAACATCGCCGACGAGGTCGAGGAGGGCAAACGCCAGCGCCTCGCCGATCAGGCCAAGCGCGAATACGAACTCGATGAGGACACCCGCGCCGACTGGAAGCAGCGCTACGCCGACTGGATGGCCTTTGCGCTCCAGGTGGTCGAACCCAAGACGTACCCGTGGCCGAACGCCTCCAACGTCTGCTTCCCGCTCATCACCGTCGCTGCGCTGCAATTCAACGCCCGGGCCTATCCGGCGATCGTGCAGGGCCGCAACGTGGTCAAGGGGACCGTGATCGGCGATGATCGCGGCGTGCCGCTGCTGGCGCCGCCGCAACAGCCCGGCATGGCCCCCGGCGGGCCGGCTGGTCCCGGCGGTCCTGGCGGTCCAGGTCAAACGGCTATGCCCGGGCCGCCCGGGGGAGCAGCTCCTGGCGGCATGCCAGGGCCTCCACAGGGGGCGCCGCCAGGGGCACCTCCGATGCCACCACAGCCCGGCCATGGCGGGCCACAGCAGGCCCCAGGCGGTCAAGCGATCGGTCCTGGCGGCAAGGCACTGTGGATCGTGCCGCCGGGCTCCAAGCAGACGCGCGCCGACCGCATCGGCCGCCACATGTCCTGGCAGCTGCTCACCGAGATGCCGGAGTGGGAGGAGCAGACCGACCGGCTGCTGATCACCGTGGCGATCGCCGGCACGATGTTCCGCAAGAACTACTTCGACCCGAAGCAGCGGCGGAACGTCAGCGAGATCGTCTCCGCGCTCCGACTCTGCGTGAACTACAAGGCCAAGAGCTTCGATGCTTCACCGCGCAAGACGGAGCTGATCGACTTCTACCCGTGGGAGATCGAGAGCAACGTCCGCTCCGGCCTGTGGCTCGACTACGGCGACGAGGGCTATGGCCGCAACGCCGATACCTCCGAGGACGAGCAGGCGCCGGTCACCTTCTGCGAGCAGCACCGCCGCTACGACCTCGACGACGACGGCTACGATGAGCCGATCATCCTCACCTTCGCCAAGGACAGCGGCAAGCTCGCTAGGATCACGGTGGGCTTCGACCAGGACTGCATCGATGCGACCGAAGAGGGCGAGGTCGCCGAGATCCGCCAGATCGACTACTACACCAAGTACGGCTTCATCCCGAACCCCGACGGCGGGTCATACGACCTGGGCTTCGGCAGCCTGATGTATCCGCTGAACGCCGCGGTCAACACCACCATCAACCAGATGTTCGATGCCGGTCACCTGCAGATCGCAGGCGGCGGCTTCATCGGCGGCGGTGTGTCGATCAATGCCGGCTCGGTGCGGTTCATGACCGGCGAATACAAGGTCGTCACCACGCAGGGCCGCACGCTGCGGGAAAACTTAGTACCGCTGGAGATGCCGGGGCCGAACCCGGTGTTGTTCCAGTTGCTGCAGTTCTTGGTCGAGGCGGCCAAAGATGTAGGCAGCATCAGGGAAGTTCTGCAGGGTCAGCTGCCCGGCGCGAATGTTCCCGGCATCCTCGGTCTCGCTGTGATCCAGCAGGGATTGAAGGTGTTCAATGCCATATTCAAACGTATACACAGATCCCTGCGGCAGGACTTCGACAAGCTATTTAGGCTCAATCGCCTCTATCTTCCCGATGAAGCAGGATTTCGTATCGGATCAGAATACTTTCAGATACAGAGATCAGACTACATGCGGGGTTCTGGCGCGGAGCCCGTCAGCGATCCGGACATGGTCACCGACACCCAGCAGATGGCGCAGGCTAATTTCCTGCTGCAGTTCGCTTCTGACCCGTTCTTCGACGGGCGCGAGATCCGCCTGAGGGCGATGCAGGCTGCGGCTATCCAGCAGGTCGACAAGCTGATCGCCGCCCAGGCGCCGCCCAATGCTGAGCTGGTGCAGGCCGCGGCGGCATTGCAGCTGCAGAAGGAAGAAGTTGACATAGCGCAACAGATGGCCCAGCTCCGCAATAAAGAGCTGGACATCAGGCAGATGCGCGAGCAGGCCGACCTGATGATCAAGCGGGGCCGCGACAAGGCCGGCGAGATCAAGGATCTGACTGCGGCTATCCTCAATCTGGCCAATGCCCGCAAAGCTGACGCGGAAGTCGACCAAGGCTGGGTCGAGCACCAGCTCACCGCGCTCAAGCATCAGGTGGAACTCCTCAATGCTACAACTGACACCGGAACTGATGGCGAAGGCGGTGGCTCCTCCAGTGGAAATAGCGGAGGCCCGCCGCCCGGCCTTGCTGGATCTGTCGCCGCAGGACTTCAATCAATGGCGCCACAATCCGGTAACGGTGCAGGTTCTCCTGTACCTGGAGGACTACCGTGACGCCCTGCTGCGCGAGGCGCTGCGGACGTTCCTGGTGGGCGAGATGGACAAGCTCATGATGGAGGAATGGCGGGGTCGCTGTCTCATGTGCTCCGAATTGGTGGCGTTGCAGCTGGGACATATCCTCAGCTGGTACTTCGGGGATGTGCCGCAACCGAAGCCGGAGCGCGTCTGATGCCAAGAGCCTACGTCAAGCACGGTTTCACCGGAATGCCGGAATATGTGGCGTGGAAGCACATGAAGGCGCGCTGCCACAACTCAAACCATCCCGAGTTCCATAACTATGGCGGTCGGGGGATCTTCGTCTGTCAGGAGTGGCGCGAGGACTTCGAGGCGTTCTATGCCCACCTCGGGCCACGCCCGTCGCCGAAGCATTCGCTCGACCGGTATCCCGACAACAACGGGTCATACGAACCCGACAACGTACGATGGGCGACTACCGCCCAACAGCAGGCCAATGCCCGTGACAGGGGGCCAGCGCTCAGCTTGGCCCTGCAACGAGCCCATCGTGAGCATCCTGGGTTCAATGGGGCGGCCGAGCGTATGAGACGCTTCAATCGCGAGCGCAGAGAGGCTACCCGTGCTTGAAGGCCGCGTCCTGCGAACCGGTGACCAGCGCGAGTTCGTACTGGCCGAATGGGATGGCATCAACCACAGCGGCATCACCCCACTCGATGACAAGGTGTTGGTGCTGATGGATCAGCACGCCGAGACCACGTCGGGCGGCATTATCGTTCCCGACACCAGCCGCTCACAGCAGACCATGGCATCCGAGACCGGTGTGGTGATCGCGCTCGGCGCGGCGGCTTTCGAGTTCACCGACGATGGCAATCGGCGCTGGAGCACGGCCAAGCCGGAGCCGGGCGATCGCGTGGTGGTGGAGCGCTACGCCGGCCGCGTGGTGCAGGGCGAGGACAGCGTGGAGTACCGGCTGGTCAGTCAGCGCTCGATCGGCGCGCTCTACAGCAGGCAGGAATGAAAGAGGCCGGTGTCCCACCCCTGGTAACACCGGCCGCTCAAGACACGCCCTAACCCAAAACCCTAAGCGCTTGCTCAGTCAAGTTAACAGAACGGTTGAGCGAGGCAAGCTATGTCAGAAACGGCTGAGCAGTCAGCCGAGCCGCTGGATCAGGAACACGACGATCCGGGGCAGGCTGCGATCGAGCAACGCGCCAGGAATATGGGGTGGAGGCCACGCGAGGAATTCCGTGGTGACGCGGAGCGCTGGCTCCCGGCAGAGGAGTTCGTAGAGCGCGGCGAGCGGCTGCTGCCGCTGCTGCAGGAGCGCAACCGGGCAGCCGATCGGCAGATCACCGACCTGCGCAATCAGGTGTCGCAGCAGGGCGAGACCCTGAACCAAATGCTGGCGAGCACCCGCAAGGCGGAGCAGGTCGGCTACCGCCGGGCGATGCAGGAGCTGCACCAGCAGCGTTCCCGCGCCGTCGAGGCGGGCGATACGGCGGCTTTCCAAGCCGTGGAGCAGGCCATGCGCGAGCTGGGGCCACCACCGCCGGAGCCGCCGCCACCGCCTCAGGACCGCGGCCAGGGCCAGCCACAGGCCAACGCTGATCCGGTGATCCAGGCGTGGGTGCGCAACAACAACTGGTTCACCACCGACCCGGTCGCCAACGTGGCGATGATCGCGGCGATGCAGCAGGCGGAGCGCGCCAGCCCCCACGGCAGCGTCGAGGACCATCTGGTCGAGGCCGAGGCGCACATCCGTCGGCGATTCCCCGAGCACTTCCCGCGAGCGCGCACCACCAACGGCAGCGGCAATGGCACGGAGCGGACCGTGCGCCAGCCATTGCATGTCCAGGAGGAGGCTGAGGAAGAGGAGGAGCCCGTGGCCCAGCCAGTGCGCCGCCAAGCGGCGGCAGTCGCACGATCGTCGGAGGGAGCACCGGCCCGGCGCCCTGGCCCACGCAGCTTCGAGGCCATGCCGGCCGATGTCAGGGCTCAGTACGACCGTCAAAAGCGGATGCTGGAGGGCAAGGGCGAGCCGCTCACGAGAGAGGAATTCGCCAGCTATTATTGGGAAGGCGAACCATAATGCTGCACTGCGACCGCAAGGAGTTCGACGGTCTGGTGGAGGCCCTCGCCATGGCCTGCCTGCGCTGTCGCGGCCCGGGTGGGCTCTTGGTGCAGCCCAACAACAACGTCATGCGGCTCGAAGCCGTCGCCAGCGCCATGCTGACCATACTGCTGGGCACCACGGTCGAGTGCGAGGGCACTGTCCACCTCAGTGAGTTTCAGATCTCAAGGAGACCTTGATGGCACGACTACCAGCATCAGAGCGCCAGCCGCTCAACGACGCCGCAGCGGCGGCACAGGCACGGCGTCAGGCCGAGGTCGAGCGCGCACTCAGCGGTAGTGCAGACGACGAGCAGTCCGTCGACACGCTGCCCAGGCGCGAGCGCAAGCCGTTCGTCCGCAAGCCGTTCGGCAACTTCGACCAGAAGCTGTCCTACCCGGACCGCGAAGGTTTCCACCGGCATTGGTTCAACGACACGCCGGGGCGGATCATGCAGGCACGCAACGCGGGCTATGAGCAGGTGCATGAGGATGACGGCCGGGTGGTCTCCATGGTCGTCGGCGTCGGCCGTGGCGGACAGCCTTTGGTTGCATTTTTGATGGAGGTGCCGGAAGAATGGTTCCGAGAGGACATGGCCGCCCAGGAAATGGTGGTCCATAGCCTTCTGACCCAGATCGGCAAGGGCGATCATTCGAGACCAGGAGGTCCGGATGGTAACCTGCGTTACGCTGGGTCAACGCGGGGCGACATCAAGATCGAGACAGGAAACTCTCGACGCTGATCACTGGCCTCCGAAGGCGACGGGATAGCAACGCCCGAAGCCGGAACACAGCCGTCACGCGGCTAGGCATCGCACGCGCGCGGCACGACATCCCTTTAACCGCTTGCCTAAGTGCTGCGGGCTGGCCCTGGCCGGTCAGCCGCAGCGCATAGGCGACATGGCGCAGAGGCTATGCGATGCCCAATGTGAACAGCCCATTCGGGTTGCGCCCCTACGCAATGCGCAATGGCGCGCCCTACAGCGGGGCAACCCGCACTTACTATGTCCCCGCCTCCAACCCCACCGCGCTCTACATCGGCGATCCGGTGGTGCTCATCACCAACAGCTCCGACGGCAACGGCATCCAGACGGTGCAGATCGCCACGGCCGGCGACAGCAACATGGTGCTTGGCGCCTTCCAGGGCATCACCAACAATGCCGGCGGCGCGGTGATCACGCTGCAGCAGACGCAGCCGGTGTACCTGCCGGCGAGCCAAGCGGCCTACGTCGTGGTCTCGGATGATCCCGACCTGCTCTATGTCATCCAGGAGGACGGCGCCGCAGGCGCGGCGATGGTGAGCGGTGCCTCGGGGCGCAACGCCAATCTCCTGTCAGGCACCGGCAGCATCTACTCGGCGCAGTCCGGATGGACGATGCAGACCAGCTCGCTGGCAACCACGCCAGCGCACCAGCTGCGCATCATCCAGCTGCTGCAACAGCCTGCCGACAATGCCGTGGGTCAGTACGCCCGATGGCTGGTGAAGCTCAACCAAGCCATCCACCCGTACCAAAACGCCACCGGCATCTGAGGGAGAGCGACAATGGCAGTCATCACCACTGGCACGCATCCCAAGGCGCTGTGGCCTGGGGTCAAGGCCTTCTGGGGCCGGTCCTACAACGAACATCCGGTCGAGTACCTCGATCTGCTCGACAAGCAGACATCGGACAAGGCGTACGAAGAGGAGGTGGAGATCACCGGCTTCGGTCTTGCGCCGGTCAAGCCGCAAGGCCAGCAGATCTTCTACGACATCGAGGTGCAGGGGCCGGTCAGCCGCTTCACCCACGTCGCCTACGCGCTCGGCTACATCGTGACCTACGAAGAGCTGCGCGACGATCTCTACGAGGTCGTGTCGAAGCGGCGTGCGTCGCAGCTGGCGTTCTCCATGCGGCAGACCAAGGAGAACGTGCTGGCGGGCATCTACAACCTCGCCTTCTCGGCCACCTCACTCGGCGCCGACGGTCAGCCGATGGTATCAGCGTCGCATCCGACGTTGTCGGGATCGCAGTCCAACCTCGGCACCGCGGCGGATATCTCCGAGGTCGCGATCGAGGATCTGGTGATCCAGGTGATGCAATGTCAGAACAACAGAGGCATGCGGATCTCCGCGCTGCCGATGTCGCTGCATGTGCCGCCGCAGCTGTGGTTCGAGGCGAACCGCATCTACAACTCGGTGCTGCAGAACGACACGGCGAACAACGCGATCAACGTGCTGCGCGCAGTAGGCACCTTCCCCAAGGGGATCAAGGTCAACCACTACTTCACGTCGGCGACCGCGTACTTCATCCGCACGAACATCCCGAATGGCCTGACATACTTCGAGAGAGACGGGATTTCGTTCGACCAAGACAACGACTTTGACACGAAGAATGCCAAGGCTGCGTGCTACGAGCGCTATTCCGGCTACTGGGCGGACTGGCGTGGCATCTACGCCAACCAGGGTGTCTGAGTGCGTTACTTCGAGCGGATCGCTGCCGGAATAGACGTAGATCCTCTGCTGCACCAGATCACCACGCAGCCGGGACTGTGGAATGCCGTGCCGATCCGCTCGAAGTACGGCAACCACGCCAGCACGGACGACATCCTGCTGCGCTATAACCGGTTCGATCCGACGAACGACGACCCACGCGAGGCGGTGCTCAGCAACATCGCCTGCGTGAACTATCCGGCCTTCGCGTCATTGCCGCATGCCATGCCCATCATCTTCGGTCTGATGGCGAGGGTGCAGGGCGTGCATCTCGGGCGGGTGTTCGTGTCTCGCCTGCCGCCCGAGGGGGTGATCCCGCTCCACAGCGACCGCGACGCTGCCAGCGAGCGGGACTACCCCGACCGCGAGATCCCGGCGGTCTACTACGAGCGCTACCAGCTGACGCTGCGCAGCCAGCCCGGTGTCGTGTTCCTGGCCGGTGACGAACGTATCTACATGGAGCCGGGCACGATCTGGTGGTTCGACAACCAAGCGCCGCACAGCGTGGAGAACCGCTCGAAGGATGACCGCATCGCGATGACGATCGACATCCGGACCTACAAGCCGGTGACGGAGCTGCGATGAGCGACGCACCGAAAGACGACGCAGCTCTTACTGACACACCGGAGATCCAGGTCTTCGGCATGGGCGGTGGGTTCCTCGGCGCGACGATCAACAAGCTGATCAATCCCACCGCCTCCAGCCTCGGGGCGCAGCATCAGACGCAGCTCGTCATTTCGCCGACACAGGACGCGCTGAACACACGCGTCATGTCGACGCTGATCGCCGAGTTCGGGATCGACCAGTACACGGCGGAGGCCTTGGTGCCGGCCGGCATGATCCCGCTGGTGCCCGCGGCGGGCGCTGGTGGTGTGCCGGAGGCGCCGCAGGACAGCTTCACTTACGGCCGGATGAACGCAACCTGGACACAGGTGCTGCCGCTGACCGGCGGCGCTGTCGGTCCTATCGGTGTGGCGGCTCCTGGTATCGGCTTCCCCTCCATGGGGGCCAACAACGCCAGCTATCAGTTCGCCTGGAGCAACAGCAGGATCTACCCCTACGTCAACAGTATCGCCCAAGGGGCGATCGCCTACATGACCGACATCCCGACGGTGCCGGTCGCATCCAGCACGATACCCGCGATGGATGGCACCGCGGCAATCGGCATCAGCACGACCTGGGCCAGGGCGGACCACGTCCACCCCAGCGACACTTCGAAGGTCTCCAAAGCCGGCGATACGATGGCCGGGAACCTACAGACAGCCCGGCTCACGGTTTCTCAGACCGGGGGCAACATTCCTTGGGTGTTGGTGACGGGCGACAACACCGCAAGTGATGTTTTCGGATCGACGCTGTCGCTGTTCAACCGTACCAGCGCAACCGGCGTCGCGATGCGTTATTCCAGCAGCCAGCTCAATGTTATGGCGACCGATAACAGTGGTGTGCCGGCCGGGACGCCATGGATGCAGATGAACGCCGCCAGCTGTTTGATACAGGTGCCGACTACCCTCATGGGCACCACCACCAACAACAACGCCGCGGCCGGGCAGATCGGCGAGTTCATCTCGGCCACCGTCCTGGTCGGCGCGGCGATCAACGCACCTACGGGCGTGGCCTTTGACCTCACGACGATCTCGCTCACCGCAGGTGACTGGGATGTGCAAGGGCAGGTCTCCACCACGGTCAATGCGACCACCCACGTCACGGCGATGTCGGTCTGGACCAACACGGTATCCGCGACGGTGCCGGCAACCCCGATGGGCAGCCAGCACGGCATCGTCGGGATCAACGCTACGGTGACGCCCGACCCGATGGTGCTGCCCACCGGCCGGATGCGGCTGTCGCTCGCCGCCACCACGACCGTCTACCTATCGGCCAAGCTGACGCTGACCGGCGGAACGCTGACTTGCTACGGCTTCATCGGCGCCCGCCGAAGACGCTGACCCCTCACCCTCCTTCTGCCCCGCACTCAGTGCGCTGAAAGGAACACCGATGGCCCGCACAGCACTCTACGCCCCCGCCCACCGCGTCATGGGACGCAATCCCGTCGGGTCGCGGTCAGGCGCCAGCCAGCCGCCGACGGTGTCGATGTCGTTCGACTGTGGCGGCACCGGCATCCAGGACAGCCGCTGGCTGTGGAACGCCGGATCGTCGCCCTTCGCGCCGCAGGTGATCGGCTGGCCCGATCCGGGCCTCTATCCGGTGCTCGACTTCGTGCCGGCCACCCTGGCCGCCGCGGCCTTCGCTGCCGCGCAGATCCCGGTCGTCGGCACACCGATGACCCTGGTCGCCAGCTCCGGTGCCGGGGTGATCGTGCCGACCACGCCGACGCAGATGTTCCCGGGTGGCCAGCTGGTGCCGGTGACGGGGCGCTTCGTGCAGGCGGTGCCGATCTACCAGAAGTTCGGCTTCGGCAAGCAGCAGGCCTACGCCTACGACAGTGCCACCATGGTCGAGCGCTGCATCACCGTGACCTCGGTGGGCAACGACAGCACCGCGACGATCATGCTGACCGGCGTCGACCAGTACGGCTACCTGATGCGCCAGCAGATGACGATGGGCAGCGGTGCCGCGGTCACCACCACCAAGGCGTTCAAGGCCCTGCTCAGCGCGGTGTGCAGCGGCACGCTATCAGGCTCCAACGTCTCGATCGGTACCTCGGACACCTTCGGGCTGCCGTTCTATGCCGCGCAGTCGAGCCAGATCTACGGCTTCTACAACAACCTGATCCTGTATGGCACAGGCACGTTCGTAGCCGGCGTGACCACGATCCCGTCGACCGTCCTGCTGGGCGATACCTGCGGCACCTGGATACCGGCGTCTGCCTCGGATGGCGCCAAGCGCATCACGTTGTTCCAGCGTCCGTGGATACCGCAGATGACCAACCCGACGTACGGCCTGAACCAGGGCATGTTCGGCGTCACTCAGACCTGAGGAGACATCGATGGTCGATGTTGTATCCAGTCAGATACTGGAGAACGGTCCGCGCTTCATCGTGGCCAAATACACCAGCCTGTCCGACGCCACGGGCGAGGCTGGTGTGACAAAGCTCGATGCCACCTCGACCGGCCCGTTCGGCATCGTGTTCCAGGGCAACACGCTCTACCCCGGCATCCACCTGTCGGTGCTCTCGGTGTGGTTCTCTGTCGTTGGGATGACGCTGCGCGTGCAGTGGCACGCCACCGCCAATCTCGACATCTTCGTGCTGAACCAGTCGGACAACTGGCAGTTCCTCGATGCCAATCGCGGCGGCTTCGCCGGCATCACGCCGCCGGTCGGTCCGGCCGGCATCACTGGCTCGATCGACTTCACCACGGCCGGAGCCCTCGCCAATAGCGGCTACACCATCATCCTGAAGTGCGCGAAGAACATCCCGACGAGGTGAGCCGATGTCACTACTGGGACTGATCGTGCTGATCCTAGTGATCGTCCTCCTGTTCGGCGGTGGTGGTGCGTACTACGGCCCGCGCTACGGCTGGGGCGGTTACCACTATGGCGGCATCGGGATCGTCGGGATCATCCTCATCGTGCTGCTGGTGTGGCTGCTGCTCGGTCGCGGAGGACCGCTCTGATGCCCTATGGCACATGGTACAAACCGGGGGACTGGAACGTCATCGACGACCTGTCCGGCTTCCGCCTGAAGCACTCGCAGTCGCGCAAGATCCCTGGCGGGCAGACCGGCGGGCTGGTGGTCGACAAGAAGCGCTGGGAAGCGCAGCAGCCACAGGACTTCGTGCGCGGCATCGCCGACGACCAGTCGATCCCCGAGCCGCGGCCACGCCAGCAGAACCGCTTCGTCATCACCGCGACCTACGTCACGGCGTTCGCGCCGAGGACGACGCCGTGGGTGACGGTCGACAGCACTGAGGGATTCAACCTGGGTGACAGGCTGTCGGTGATGCTGGACAACGGCGACCCCTACTATCCGATCATCGTGGCGCTGCGCAGCGGCCAGCTGCGATTGACGCCCGGGTTACCCCACTCGGTGGGCGGCCCTTATGCCGATCCGATCCAGAATGTGATCGTCAACCTCGGGCCGTCCGGCCAGAGCTTCCTCAGCAACGACGGCGGCGGCACGCCTATTGTCGACGACTACGGCGATCTGTTCTGGGTGCCCTAGGAACCACAATGAGCGATCTCGTTACCGAAACCGTCAACGATCTCCCACCCGCGGCAGCGCCGCAGCTGGGCGACTTCGTTATGGCGTGGCAGCCGCTACAGTCGCCGCACACGCGCAAGATGACGCTGGGGCAAGTGAGCGGGCTGATCGGCGGCTTCGGTGATGCGCCGATCGATGGCAGTGCCTATGGGCGGCTGAACGCGGCCTGGACGCAAGTGCTGCCGCTGGCGGGTGGCACGATCACGCCTGGACCGCTCATCATTCTCAATACCGCCCCGTACGTTACAAACACCATTCCTGTCGGATTGACCATTCGGGCGATAGATACCAGTGCGTCGCCTGGGCGGGCTGCGTTGAACATGTACTGCCCGGCCACGAGTGTGCACGGCGGCACATGCACCATCATGGGCTTCAAGAACGATCTTCGGCGTTGGTCGATGGAGCTACCTACCTCCGAACTCGAACCCGGTGGCAACGTCGGCAGCAACTTCTATTTCGAACGCTACGCTGATGACGGCATCACCAATCTGGACGGCCCCAATTTTTTCACGGTCGCAATCGAGCGAGTGTCAGGACAGATGGTGTTCCGCAACGGCTTCCGTGCCACAGGCGGCACGGCGACGGTCGCGGCAGATCCTGTAAATCCACTCGATATAGCAACAAAGCAATACGTGGATGCTCATAGCGGCGGCGGTGGCGGCGCACCCTCGGGACCGGCGGGCGGGGATCTTACGGGGACGTATCCCAACCCGACGATGGCGACGACCGCGGTCACGCCGGGCAGCTACACCCATGCCAGCATCACGGTGGATGCCAAGGGGCGGCTGACGGCGGCGGCCAATGGTGTCGACACCACCAACGCCTCCAATATCACCAGCGGCACGTTGCCGGCCGCACGGCTGCCTGCGACGGCGGTGACGGCGGGCAGCTACACGAACGCCAGCATCACCGTGGACGCCGCAGGGCGCCTCACAGCGGCCGCCACGGGCACATCCAGCGGCATCACCGATGCACCGAACGACGGCACGCTGTACGCCCGTCAGAGCGCCGGGTGGGTGCATGTGCCGTTCTCCGCGCTCACGGGCGTGGCGACCTACAGCCAGCTCCCAAGCGAAGTGCAGCAGCTGCCGGTTTCGTTCCCATTCTCGGGCAAACCGACGACGGGGGCGATGGTCAATGTCCCGATGGCGTTCGCCATCACGGTTCCCGCCAGCCTTGCCGGCACGGTGGTGTATGACACGACCAAGACGACAGGCAGCGCGGCGTTCACCGTCAACCGCATCAGCGGGGGCACCACGACCGCGCTCGGCACGGTGACGATCACCAGCACTTCGAACACCAGCTGCACGCTCGGCGGTCCTGGCGGCTCGCTGGCGATTGGCGATGTGCTGCAGATCGTGGCACCGACACAGGATGCCACTCTTTCCGATTTGGGAATAACCATCCTGGCGGCGCGTGTCTGATGGCGTGGAACTTCGGGGACAGCTTCGACCTGTATGCGGCGGCGGCTGATGCCGCCAACGGCTATTGGGATAGCTATACGGCTGGTTATACTCTTATAGCCGGTAGGTTTTCCGGCAGCCAAGCAGTCAATCTTGCCGGCACATTTAACTTGGTCAAGACCAGCGGCGTAAACGACGCCGTGCATCACTTTGTTTGCTCTTTCAATCAAACGGCGGCAATCTCCGGCTCTACCCTCGCTGGTTACTTTGAGCTGTTTGATGGTGCGACGGCACAGTGCAGCGTGGTGTTCCGTTCGGATGGTGCGATTTTGTTGACCTCTGGCGCTCCAGCGGGGACGGTATTAGCGACCTACACCGGGGCGTTTCCGGTGACTAACACTTGGTATGCTTTCGAGATCGAGGTCGTCATCAACAACACGACCGGTAGCTTCACGGTCCGTAAGAATGGCAACACCGTCGCTGATTTTACCGCGTCGGGCCTGAACACCCGTAACTCAGCCAACAACTACGCGAACAAATTGCAGTTCGGCTCAGCGGGCGCTACCAATCAGAGGATTGACGATCTGTTCTGGCGCTCCGACGCATCGTCGGTGGCGTGGCTGGGCGACATCCGCTGTTTCACCAGAATGCCAGCGAGCGATGCCAGCGTGCAGTTCTCGCGACTGGGTGGCGCCACGAACTTTTCGCAGGTGAACGAGGCGCACCAAGATGGCGCCACCTCCTACGTCTACGACAGCACTGCCGGTGACGCGGATTTCTATGGCATCGGCACCATTGCCTCGACACCGGCCAGCACGATTGCGGTCACCACTCGCGGCTACATGCAGAAATCCGACGCCGGCTCGCGCACCGCCGCCGTGCAGCTCAAGTCAGGCGCGACGACCGTGGCCTCGCCGACGCTCACGCTAACCACCTCGGGCTGGCTGTGGGCGTGGCGCACCGACACGGTCGATCCAAACACCAGCGCGGCGTGGACAGCGGCGGCGGTGAACGCGGCGACGATCGGCCCGGTCGTGGTGACGTAGCGGTGGCCAACACCACCTGGAACCCTGCCGATAAGAGCGCGAATATCACGCTGTCGAATGGCAACCTGAGCATAAGCACCACGACCACTGTGGACTCCGGTGTGCGTTCGACGACATCAATAACGACAGGCGCGAAAGTTTACTTCGAGATTACGTGGTTCATCACCAGCAGCGGGGCGGATACGTCGTGCGGTATAGCGACCTCCGCAGCAGTCCTGGGTGCCATGGGCAACACGACGCTCGGCGGGTTGTTTGTCTATCCTGCCGGAAGCGTCTACTTCAATGGCGCATCGCAGCCCTTCGCCATACCTGCGCCTGGGTCTGGCGGTATTTATTGCCTTGCGATTGATCTGGTGAACTCGCGTGCCTGGGTGCGGCTGAACAACGGCAATTGGAATAACTCAGGCACGGCCAACCCGACGACCAATGTGGGTGGCGTCGATATTTCGGGGTTGTTCCCCGCTAACGCTGCTTTCGTCGCCATGACGACTCAGCAAGTTCTTAGCCCGCTGGCAACCGTCAACTTCGGCGCATCAAGTTTCTCTTATACTGTCCCGAGCGGTTTTGCCGCCTGGAATTTTGTCGCGGTAACCAACGCGCTCGCCACACAGGCCGCCGCCGAGCACTGGCTCACCACCAACCCACAGGAACAGGTCACCCAGGTCGCTATCGAGCACTGGGCGTCGTTGGCGATCGTGCCGCCGGTCGGTGCTTCCTACGCGCTTCCAGCGAGCCGCGCCGGCATCGGCTCCGCTGTGCTGTGGCAGACCACCGCCAACACATATGCAGTGCCGCTGAGCGCGATCGTCGCTGAGGCGACCGCAGCGCCGCCACCACCCGTCAGTGGTGGTGCACAGGCGCGCGTGATGGTACTGGCGTAGATGGCTGACTGGTACGTCTCATCGGCCGCCTGGACCGCCATCGCGCAGTTCGCGGTGAGCGGCGTCTACACCGTCGGGCAGATCGTGCGGCCGCTCACGGCGCCTGCATTCAATGCGCAGTATGCGTTCCGTTGCACCACGGCGGGCACCTCGAGCACCGAACCGGCGTGGCCGGGCGGCAACAACACCACGGTTACGACCGGTGGTGCGACATTCACCAACGTCACGGGGCAGAGCACCTACGGGTGGGGCGCAGCGGCCGGCAATCTCCTCTGTATCTCTGCCAATGGATCGGGCGGCACTCGGTTTGCGGTCGGCGACCGGGCTTTCCTGTCCAGCGATCACAGCGAGACAACCACATCGATCATCTATGCCCTATCCGGTTCCGGCGCGTATGGCGTGATCTCGGTCATCTCCGTCAATCGCGCCGGGTCGGTGCCGCCAGCTGCGGCCGACGCCCTATCTGGAGCAGCTATCACCATCACGAGCGGTATTTTCTATTTAGACCCGTACGTCAGCACCTATTGGCAGGGCGTGACGTTTACTCTTGGGGGCACCGGAACGACCATTTCATTCGGCAACGCCGGGAATAAGACCCTATACTTCAAGAACTGCGCTTTCATATTCACCACGAGCACCACCACCGCCAATATAAACTGCGGTAATTCCTGTGCGGTTACCTTCGACAGCACCACGGTGACATTCAACGCCGCCGGACAACGCTTCGCCATAGGCGGCGCCAGCTATCCTATTGATTTCAAGTGGATCAACACGCCATCGGCGTTATCGGGGACCGTGCCGACAAACCTATTCGTGGGGGGAAACCAGATATACCCGGTCGTAGTAACGTGCCGAGGAGTGGATTTGAGCGCTCTGACTACGACGCTTTATTACGGTGTTGGCAACGCCAATTGGGCAAAGGTTTTGCTAGATAGTTGTCGTATCGCTTCGGGTATGGTGAGACTTGGAATTACGTCTTATGTCATTTGCTCTGATGAAGTCGAGCTGGTCAACTGCTTCGACGGCACCAACATCCTCTCGGAGCGGCACACCCCGGCTGGCGACGTCACCACCGACAAATCGACCACCATGGTCGGCGGCGCGCAGGACGATGTCGGACTCTACTCGATCAAGCTGGTGTCCAGCTCGCGCAGCGATCCCTTCACGATGACGCTCGACAGCTTCTGGATGGATGTCGAACTCACCACGACCGGCGCCCCGCGCACCGCGACCGTGGAGATCATCAGCAGCGCCAGCCTGAACAACACCGACATCAACCTGATGCTGGAATACCAGGGCACAACCGGCTCTTCGCTCGGCGCCTTCGCCTACAGCCTGCCGAGCCCACTGACACCATCGGCCGCCGTCCCGACCTCCACAGTGACCTGGAACAACATGCCGTCGACACCGGTCAAGCAACACCTCCAGGTGACGTTCACGCCGCAGGTGGCAGGGCGGGTGCGTGGTATCGTGCGCCTGGGGAAGGTCAGCACCACAGTGTGGGTCAACCCGCAGATCATCATCACGTAGGAGCGCGGCATGGCCTCCAGCGGCGATTACAGCTTCAACCCATCTACCTACCAGATCATCACGGGTGCGCTGCGGCTGCTCGGCGCCGTCCAATCCGGTGAAGCGCCGCCGGCCGAGGAATACGAAGACGCGCTCGCCTCGCTGAACGGCCTGATCCATGCATGGCAGACCAACAATCTGCATGTCTGGACGCAGAGCACGGTCGACGTGCCGCTAGTCGCCGGGCAGACCTCCTACCAGATCGGCATCGGCTCCACCGACCTGCCGCTCGTCCCCAGGCCGCTGAAGGTCACCGAGGGGCGTCTCGTGGTCGGCGCTGAGGAGGAGCCGCTGATCCCGATGTCGCGCTGGGACTATGCCAACCTGTCCAACAAGACGAGTCCGCCGGGACCGCCAGCCCAGTACTTCTACGATCCGCAACTGCCCTATGGCGTCCTGACGGTCTATCCGACTCCGGCTGTCACCGGGCTTGTCCGAATCGTTGCCCAGCGCCCGCTGCAGTCGTTCGACACCCAGCGCGACACCGCTGACATCCCGCAGGAGTGGGTCAGCGCACTGCGCTTCTCCCTCGCTGTGGAGCTGGGACCGGAATACGACACGCCAGCCGAGCGGATGAAGATCCTCAAGGAGCTGGCCGACGAGAAGCTCAAGGTCGTGCAGGGCTGGGACACCGAGCCGCAGGGCACCACCACCCTGCCGTTCTCCCAGGCGGTCTACCAGCTCATCGCAGGTGCGCTCCGGCTGTGCGGTGGCTGCGGCGCACAGGAGACCCCAACCCTCGGCCTGATCAACAACGGCTTCTATGCGCTCAACAGCATGGTACAGAGCTGGCAGGGCCTCGGCATCCACCTCTGGACCGAGCGCGACGCCATCCTGTTCCTGCAGCCCGGGCAGCGGATCTACCGCATCGGCGTGGACTCACCCGACCACTGCTGCGCCTCCAACGCCTGGAGGCAGACCTACCTGACCACCGTCGCCGCGGCCGGTGCCACCACCCTGGCGGTCAACGCGATCACCGGCATCCTGGCCGGCGACCACATTGCCGTGGCGCTCGACGCCACCGCGACCCAGCAGGCCAGCTACTTCTGGACCATCGTCTCCACCATCGGCTCAGGCACCGTCACCCTGGCCTCTGGGCTGCCCTCACAGGCCACTGCCGGCGCCAGGGTGATCTCCTACACCGACGACCTGCCGCGGCCCCTGAAGGCCCCTGCGGCCCGCCGCATCGTGTATGCCGGCAACCTCGGCATACCCACCAAGATCGAGACACCGGTCACGGTCTACAGCCGGATCGACTACAGCTTCCAGACCAACAAGGACGCGCCAGGGCAGGTGACCGGGTTCTTCTTCGACCCGCAGCTGGGCTTCGCTGAGGTGTCGACATGGCCCACCCCAGGCGATCCCAACCAAGCCCTGCAGTTCACGGCGCAGCTACCGCTCACCACCTTCGCCGACCTCACCACCGCGGACAACTTTCCGGTCGAGTGGAACAATGCGCTGCGCTTCTGCCTCGCGGTCGAGCTGTGGCCGGAGCATTCAGAGCGTCGCGCCGCTCTCAAGGCCGACTACAACATCCAGCTACTGAAGGGTCTCGCCGACGAGAAGCTCATGAACGCCCGCGCGTGGGATCGTGAGCCGGAAAGCGTATACTTCGGGGTGCAGAGCTACTCCGACACCCGGAACACCTGATGCCCCAGGTCCAGGACTGGATCGCGCAGAGTTACACCACGAACTCCCTGCCGCTGAACGCGAGCAGGGTCGTGAATATGTTCGCCGAGATGGAGATACCCGACGCCCGCAGCAAGGCGAACATCGGCATCTTCATGCACCCGGGCACCGCACCGTTCGCCAACTGCGGCAGCGGTCCGATCATCGCCTTCACCACCATGGGCGGCCTCGTCTATGCACTGACCGGCGACAGCCTGTTCCGCATCGAGCACAACGGCGTCGCGACATACCTCGGGCACACCTCGGTCAGCACCAACGGCTGCAGCGTCGACAACAACGGCACCACGATCTGCTGGGTCGATGGCGTCACCGGCTGGACCTACAACACCACGACCGGTGTGCATCAGATCACCGACATCAACTTCTTCCCGTCCAACACCGTCACCTACTTCGACACCTATTTCGTGTTCGTGCGCAAAGGCACGCAGCAGTTCTTCATCTCGCCGCCGCAGTGGAACGGCACCGACCCACTCGATGGCGCGATGTTCGCCAGCAAGGAAGCCACCAGCGATCTCGCCGTCGCCGCGGCCAACAGCCATGAGCAGCTGTTCATCTGCGGCGAGAAGCGCATCGAGGTGTGGTTCGACGCCGGCAACCCGACACCGCAGTTCCCGTTCTCGCGCAGCTCAGGTGCCCTGGTGCAGCGCGGGCTGATGGCGCCATACAGCCTCGTGCTGGAGGACAACACGCTGTTCTTCTTCGGCGACGATCTGGTGTTCTACAAGCTCAACGGCTTCGTGCCGGAGCGGCAGAGCAATCACGCGATCGAGGCGCAGTGGGCGAAATACGGCGGGCACTTCTACACCAAGGCGTTCGCCTACACGGTGATGGGTCACAAGATGATCGCCCTCACCTTCCCCTCTGCCAAGGCAACCTGGGTGCTGGATCTGGCGACCAAGCGCTGGCACGAGCGCGAGAGCTGGACCGCCGACAACCACGACAGCTCGATCGGTCGCTGGCGCGTCAACTGCGTGCTGAATAACAGCTCGTCGATCGAGCGCTATCCCGAGCTGCTGCTGGGCGACAGTCTGTCCGGTCGGGTCGACCAGCTGAACAACAACGTGTTCACCGAGTTCGGCCAGACCATGCGTGCGCTGGTGGTTGGACCGCCGCTGCATAGCGACCGACGCCGCGTGTTCATGAAGAAGTTCGAGATCGACGTCGAGAGCGGTGTCGGTGCGCCCTACACCCAGCAGGTGCTGAACGAGTTCTGCCCGGCCGCCATCAGCATGACAACGCCGACCCAGATCGCGACACCAGGGCCATTGCTCGGGCTGCCGGCGACCTACAGCAACTTCGTGTTCAGCGACTGGGTGTATCTGCCGAACGACGGCACAGTCCGCGGCCTGACGTTCGGCAACAACAACCTGACGATCGATATCGCCAACAACACCAGCAGCGCAGGCGCCAACCAGATCATCGTGAAGGCCAATGACGCCAGCGGCGTTGCGATCCTCGATGCCGAGTATCAGTGGTCGGCCTGGAGCAACTGGGTGTGGGTCGGCATCACCTGCGACACAGCAACGCACCAGCTGCAGTGCTGGGTCAGCACGGCCGGTTATGGCGACACGCAGCTGACAGCGGCGTCGCTGACGTGGTCCAGCACCAACCCGATCGGCAACGACGGTTCGGTCTGGTCGCTGGTCCCGACGAGCTGAGCCGTAACATGACAACGACACTTTCCTACACTCTGGAGACGGTGGCGCCGACAGACCCCAACTTTCCGATCCCGCCCGGCTACACGGCCGACCTCTACCGACAGACCTTCGACTTCGGCAGGAATTGGTTCTATTCGCCCGTCTCCAGCAGCCCGAATGGCGGCATCGTGGTCACCGACCTGTCCTCGATGGCGGTCATCAAGACGGCGACGCTCAATGAGATGTATGCCGGCACACCCTACGGATACCCGGCCGGCTCACCGCCTTCGCAAACCATCTATGACCTCGCTGCGGCCGACGACAGCGATCTTTACATCCTGATGGACAATGGCATCGGCGGTCTGGTGACCGGCGAGTTCTGCCGCTTCACTCGCGTCAACCCGGTGACGATGAAAGTGACTGGCGAGTTCTACTCGTCTAATTCCTTCCCGCCGCCGATCAACTGCGTGATGCCAAGTCAACCGGGTAGCACAGTCAACATGACGGCGACCCGCACCATCGTCGCCTATAAAACCAATGGCGCCCTGGATGTGGGGCCGCAGATCATGGATGGCACCGGCATGGCGCCGATCGGCATGGGGCCGACGCCGTTCTATGACGGCCATCAGGTCTACCTGACCGCCGGAGCGAGACACGGCGACGGCAGCTGCGACTTCGTGATGGTCAACCCTGACTACAATGGCACGTCTGGCAACATCCAGATGTGGCGCATCAAAGTGTCGAACAGCCTCGTCATCACCAGCACCCACACCGGCACGACGAACACGCTGTCATTCATCCCATACACCGGACACCTGTATGTCGCCCAAGTGGACTACGACACCACGAACGACGCGATCATCATGCTGGTCACCAATAGCAGCGTTCCTACCGGTCCACCGGTCTGGGTCGTCTCGGCGAACTATGACGGCTCAATCAACTGGCAGCGCGGGCCATACGACGACATCGGCATCCCCTACAGCAGGGGTCAGTCGAACCTGACCGGCACCACGTATACGTTCGGCCGCAGCGACATGCTGAATGTGCTCGACACCGCGACCGGCAACACACTCTTCACCGGCAGCATCAACCCTGAGGGCACCTTCGCTGGCTCGTACTATCGTGTGTGGGACGCCTCACGGAACGCCTACTGGACCTACGGCAATTCGCGCGGGTTCATACGGATCAACTTCCACACAGACACCCAGACCCTGACCGATGCCGAGCTGGTGTTCAGCGACACGCCCGGCTTCGTCGATCTCTCGGTGGTAGCGAACCGGCGCAGGTTCATCGCCACAAGCGGCACGCCAGCCTGGATGGAGAACAACGCGGCGATCGCCTTCGCCGGCCAAGTGCCACCGGTCTACCTCTCGGTCGCTGGCGGCCTCCCCAACACCTTCGCCAGCAACAACGGGGCCGGCGGTCCCTTCGCCATCAGCAACGGCCCCCTCACCCTCGCGGGCGGCCCGGGCTGCTCGCCCTACTTCATCACCGAGGCGGCCGGACCGACCTCAAAGCCGCAATGGCGGCTGTCGGTCAGCGACGATGGCTCACGGACCTGGAGCACGCTGGTGAAGCCACGCGACATCGGTGCCACCGGGCAATACAAGACGCGGCTGCGTTGGCTGAAGATGGGGCACTTCCGGCAGCGCTCGATCAAGCTGGAGTGCACCGATCCGGTGCGGCGCAACATCATCGGCATCTACCTCGACGATGAGCAGGGCATGGCCTGATGGCTGGCAGGTTTGCCTGTATCTGGCGCGCGCCGTTTACCAGTGTGCAAGTCTTGCAGCCGCTGCTCGGTAATGGGCCAACCGACGTGCGGGCAATCACGCCGGATGGTTCCGTCGCGGTTGGCGGCGCGTATGACAATACCGGTATTTCGAAGATGGTCCGGTGGAACACATCTACCTTGGCAGTGACGCAGCTCGCTGATGCGCTGCCAACACAGAACTGCTTGGCTGGACAGGTATCTGCCGACGCTTCGGTGATCACCGGAGGCCAGTCCTCCACCGGGACGGACGACAGCACGATCGTCCTTGACCCCATGATCCGCTGCACAGGAGGCGGAACAACAGCGACGCTGTTGCTGGATCAAACTGGTGGAACAGGGACCGATATCGAGTGGGGTGGTAGCCCGACCCTTAGTCGTCGGCAGTCTGATGACGGAAGTATCGTCACCGGCAACGCGAACAATACCAATGCCAGCGCCGGAAGGTGGATCAACGGCACCTATTCCGGCCTGCTGGGGATCGCCACGACCAGCGGCACCGTCGGGCCACAGTGTAGCGGATGCTCACATGACGGGTCGACCATTGTCGGTAACGCTGGCAACAGCAGCATCGTCATAGATGCCATCGCGTGCC